TTCCTTCGTTATCTTCTTGTAAGATGCCCCACTCAACCAAAATCTTACATAAAAGATCTATTTTCTCAAGGTTGCCTATAGAGCGCACTTGCTGCGCATCAATAATGTAGTACTTGTCTTTACACCTACCCCCTAAGACAAACGCTGTGTAGTCGGAAGTTTCGTTCTTGCTTGCGGATAGATCCACACCGACCGCAAGAGAGTCAAACTCTGTAAGAACATCACCTTTGACAAGCAAGTCTGGAGAGAGCACCAGATCACTAGACATCACTGGTTGTTGTTGGTACTGGAATGCAAAAGCGACAGGGTCTAGTTCTTTTTGCCCCAGCAAATAGTCTGTGGACCACTGGTCTGGCCAGTACGATACGGGATCTCCATCGTCGTCATAGGTAATTGCGGACTGCATCACCTGTTTCCATCCTTTTTTAGGATTAAACATTGTTTTGTGGATATCAAGAGGATGAAATCTCGTACCAAGACAAATTGATCGACCACCTTCAAAAATAATCGGAGCAATAACAGAACTCCAATTGTTGTTCATTTCTTCCCTAATAGCTGGATTTTTAATATCCGTACTGGATTTGATCGGGTCGTCCACAATGACTAAGTGTGCTCGTTTAGACGTGATCGAACCTCTTAGTCCTGCAGCACGTAGAGTAAATTCTTCGTCACCGACCCTTGAGATACCTGCATAATCGAAGTCAATACTCCAGCCAATGTCTGATTGCATCCCAGCTCGAAGCTGACACCTAGGAAATATTTTTTTAAAAGTAGAGCTATCAATAATTTGTTTAATAATTCGAGACTTAGGTATAGCTGTAGCGATGTTGTAACTTGTATAAATTATCTGAAGCGGCATACCTTTCGACGTATGTCGCCCAATAATCCACGCTGTAAAAAGGTTTAAGACAGTACTTTTTGCCGACCCCCTGGGCGCAAGAATGTCTAAGTTGGGTCCAGCGATGTCTAAAAGATACTGATTGCTGTCTCCGGTAATCAAGTGCTTATACCATTCGAGCATATGAGGAGCTGGTGCTTTATCCATCAACGTACTGAATGTCATAAAGTCATCTGCAGCACGTGCAAATACACTATCTAACTCAGAGGTATCCTTTTCTACAGCTTTTGTTGCTCTTAGCTTTAACGCTCTTCTATAAGCAAAAGATTCCCGGCTTGGCATATCTAGTTATGTCTGTATAGTATCAGTAGGATTCTACTCGTTAATGGCAAAAATTCTTTGGTACGGCGATATTCTATCTAACACTGGATTTGCTAGAGTGACACACAGTGTTCTAGAGCATCTGTCAAAGAAGCATGAAATTGTTAGTTATGGGATGAATTACCAAGGAGATCCTCATGATCTACCTTTTAAAGTCTACCCAGCGGGAACGACAAACCCAGCAGATCGGTTTGGTATAGGTAGATTACCAACAATTATTCAGAAAGAAAAACCTGATTTTGTAATTGTCTTAAATGATATATGGATTTGCAACCAAGTTTGGGAACGGATACACCTGTTAAAAGACAACCTTAAATTTAAATTTATTGCTTACTTCCCTATTGATTCTGAGCAGTATATTGACTCACAGTTGGCTTACATCAAAGACTGGGATTTCTCGATCACGTTCACGATTGAACAAGCCAATAGAGTTCTGGCCCAAGGCGTTAAGCCAAAACTACTAGGTGTTGTGCCTCATGGTCTCGACGAAGGTAAGTTTTTTCCTATGCCCAGGGATGAAGCGAGAAAGTCTTTACGCCTTCCAGAAGATAAATTTATTGTTTTAAACGCTAATAGAAACCAACCTCGTAAGCAAATAGACCTAACAATAAAAGCTTTTGCTGAGTTTGCAGTAGGTAAAAACGACACTATGCTTTACCTTCATATGTCTGAAAAAGACATCGGTTGGGATATTCGTGCTGTCTTTACAGCTGAAATGAAACGATTAAATCTTGATCACGACAACAGAATGATCATGACAGCTCAAAATATAAATTATGCAGATGCACCTCCTGATGAGCTACTCAACAGAATTTATAACGCTTGTGATGTAGGTATTAACACTTGTAATGGAGAAGGTTGGGGGCTTGTACCTTTTGAGCATGCCTCGTGTCGTCGTCCATTAGTTTTGCCAAACCACACGTCAAGTGCCGACATTTGGAAAGACAAAGCTGATTTAATCGATGTAGCTGCTTGGATTTGGGATAAAGATCTAGGTGTAGAGCGTGGGATTATTGACGTAAAAGACGCCGCTGCCAAACTTACGAAACTCTACGAAGACCCTGACTACTACGCTAAAAAAGCTAACGACTGCTATGAGGTGACACAAAATCCTTCTTATCGTTGGGATCGAATTTCAGACGCATTTGATTCAGCAGTAAAGGAGCTATCAAAATGAGTATTCAATTTCATCGCTACCGCACAGTACAAAACGCAGCAACCATGAAGGCTTACTGCGGCCCTACTCAAAACGGTATTCCTAGCGTGTTTGAACAAGCCTATGAATTAGGGGGTACGTTCACCAAAATCAACACAGGTTTACCTGAAGGGTCTCACGGTAATTTCAGTCCTTGCTTGATTAATCACAAAGGTGCCGATCTTATTAGCTGGAGATCTCAACCAGAAAGTTTTGTGTTTCGTCATGACATGAAGTATTTCTACTACAACAATACGCCCACAGACATCTGGGTTGGTCAGCTGTTGAGAGACGACACGATTGTTACGCCTAGAAAATTAATTAGTAAAAAACATCGACTTAGCTACGAAGACGCTCGTTTATTTGTAGCACCTGACAAAAATTTAATGTGTCAATTTATCACTAGTACGTATGCGACTAAGTGGGATACTACACAACATAAAATGCTTAAAACACCTAAAGTATGTACAGGAATAGTAGATGAGTTTGGTGAGCTTGTAGATAGATTTTACCCGAATATCGGCAACAATCACGTTGAAGGTCAAGCAGAAAAAAATTGGTGTTTCTTTTCGGATAACGAAAAACTTAGACTTTTATATTCAACAAAACCTATTTGTATAAAGACTCCTGGAGAAGACGACAAAATTATTGATTCCAGCGCTCTTAAAGTCTGCACTGAAGATCACCCTACATTTAACTCAACCGCACCTATAGATTGCGGAGATGAGTGGCTCGTGTTTTATCACTGGAAACACATGGTGAATCAGATGGATAGAAGACCATACTTAATGTACGGGCTAAGCGCTTATACAATAGATAAAGACCTTACAAAAATTACAAGAGTCCTAAAAGAACCTATGTTTTTAGGTTCAGTCAATGATGATCTTGTAACGTGGACAGATCCTCTTGGGTCAGATATTTCAAATCAACCCGCTTGCATTCTCCCATTTGGAGGATATATCAACGACGAAGGAGAGTTAGCATTAGCTCTTGGCGTTAACGATTACTTCATGGGTATTTTCAGAACCCCGGTCGTTAATATTTTGAGTCTTATGGATTCAGTGACTTCTTAAGATTTTTCTTCGCGTTCTATAACACTCCAGATAACCATAGACGCTTCTTCGATCAAGTCATGCATCGCAGGAGCGTCATCAAAACTGTTGAGCAGTTCTCGTATACAACGATCAGCTCCAGCAAGTAAGAGACCTCGACGATCAATTCCGTCAGTTAGCTGACGAACTGCTTGAATATGCGAACGAATTTCTTTTTGAAGAACAGCAATCTTTGTAGCCGCTGTGGCGTGATCAAGCATTCCAGTCAGAGTCATCTGACGAACATTGTGTAAGTCAGTTTTCATCGAGTCAATCTCGATTAAAAGAATCTGCCTTAGATCTTCTTTAGGGTATTTTTCTTGGACCCACGCTGTTAAATCAGCAATTGAGCCTTCGTATCCAGGATTTAAAAACCGAGCAAAAAGATAAGCTTCGATCTCACTGACAGCGTTTTTGGCATAATGCTTAAACGCATCAGATTGAGACTTGTCTAAGTTACTAAGCCAAGTACCAACCGATGTTGCGTCAGGAAGAGCAGCAGTCTTCATGCAAACATCCGAGCACCGGCCAAAGCTTGATTAGCACCAAACTTCTTAAGTGCTAGCTGACCTTTGGTTGCAGCCTGAGTTCTTGCCAAGTCACCAAGTGTTCTAACCTTATCCAAATTAGCAGCACTTTCATACGCTTGAGCGCCCAGAGCTAGTTTGCCTTCATTTTCTGCGCGAGTGTTAAAGACGTTGCTGAGTGTTTTAGCTTGATCGCCAGAGATTTGCCCTAACGTTTGCTCCTGTAGAGCTTTGATACCCAGATTTGTCTGTCCTAACTGGTTAGCTAAAGCATTCTGACCTTGAAGAGAAGCAGAACCTGCTTGAGAAAGGAACTGAGGAGACAGCAACTCAGTCGACAATCGTCCTTGGTTGAGGTTATAAAGAGACTCAAGTCCTTTACCAGCACCGTAACCAGCCACAGAAGCTTGTAACTTCGTGTCAGCTTGACCTCTTTCTAATGCTTCTTGAAGCATACTTAATTGAGCACTAGCTTCGGTGGTTGCTTTAGTGCCCATCTGACCAGCTAACGCACCTTGCATCAAGGACAAACCTTGATAAGCAGCAGTTAGAGGGTTATTTTCCGCAGCCATTTTAGCTGCAAATTGAGCATAATAGTCTCCAGGTTGACCTCCGCCTCCTCCTCCGCCGCTGCTACCTTTGCTGCCGCCGCCGAGAAAACTGTCTCCTAATCCGCCGAGGGCACCGCCAGCAGCTCCACCAATAGGCCCACCAAGGGCAGTGCCAGCAATATTACCGAGTGTACTAAGAAAACCCATGATTAAATTACCGACGTAGGTGTGCCGTAACCAGCACGTCCTTGTTGGACTATGTTAGCTGCACTTTGCATAAGAGCTGGTTGAGGAATACCAGTCGAGTAAGCAATACTCATCATGCCAAGACCTAAAGCAGCATCTTTATTAATCTCAGCTTGAGTAATTCCTTGCCAAGCAGAAATAGTGCCTACCTCAACATCTCGTCGGGTTTTCTCCTCCATCTTTTCCATTGCTCCACGCTGCAGAGCTTCGGCCTCAGCAATTTTTGCTTGAGTGTAGATGTCTTGCCTTTGAGCAATAAGCCTAGGGTCTATAGCGGCGTTAACTAGGCTGGCTTCGCTAGCTTCCTGCGCTCGATTAGACCTATTGGTTTCTCCTTGTTGATTCCTAATGAGGTCAATAAGAACCTTAAGGTCAGCAGATTCTCTTTGTTCTGCAGGACTGAGTGAAGCAGAGGGGGAGTTAGCCCCCGTGGTCATAACAGGCCCAATGTAATCAGCATCCCCTGGTCGGGGAGGTTGTTGTGTTTGCGGTTGTTGCGATTTCCTTATTTCATTAAGAGCAACTGCACCCGTACCAAGTACTGCACCGCCAGTTAAGACTCTAGGTGTTGCTTGTTTTACAAGTTCTTTCCCACCTCTACTCATAGCACCTAGTGTTTCTTGTAAAAAGTTTCCTGCAGTTTTTAAGGTGTTTGGGTTAGTAACAACATCAACTACTCCACCCACAACAGGTGCAGCCTTCCTTGTTGCGTAGTTTGCTCCGTAACTTAAACCGGGCAATACTACATCTTTACCAATTGCAACAGGAATATCTACCAAATAGTTCATTAGAATGCCCTCGCAGCTTCAGCTAACGCTGGATCTATATTAGCCTGAGCTAAATAGGTATTGGCAATATTGCTACCTAAATTACTAGCAGCAGTTGCTTGAGTTCCTGCCAAAGTAGCGAG